CGGACTGTAATGGCTAAATACTTACATTTTGAAACAAAGGCGGGGGCCGCAAACCGTAGCAAAGAACTGTGGGGCGGCGATGAAGACGCTGTTACCCAGCATCTCTATGGTTTTGTAGAAAGCAGAAAGACAACAGGAGGCAGTTTTCTAATCGTTCCAGATGACGGTGGAGAGCTGACCACCGAAGAAAAGGGCAAGCTGCAAGGGCTTTCAGAATACAAAGAGTGGCTAGACAGATACCTTACCCCCGAATAGTGAACCATGCCCATCCAACGCGGTCAGCCAGCACCAGAACGCCAGAGCGTCCTCTCGTTCGTTTCACCGAATGTAGCGGATCTGCTGTTCTTTGAGACGGTTGACGCAAAGACGGTAGGGGCTGGGTCTGCGATTGCTATTACTGGTGCATCGAAAGCTAACCAAAATGTAGATGTTGCTTCTGGGTATCACGGCCCTGAGTATGACGGGGGAGGCACGGTTGTTGGTAATCTGGTAACAATTACGGTAGCTTCACATTCCTTTGCTGTTGGAGATTTCGTAACTATCGAAGACCTTGGGGCAAGTGGGGTCGAGGTAAATGGCACACATAAAGTTGTTGAGACCCCCGGAAGCGGGTCATTCAAAGTCTTTATCCGCGCTATTAAATCGGGGGGCGGATATGCAGATGTCGGCACATTGACTACGTCAAGCACCTCCCGAGTATATAAAAATCACCCCTCGTATGGGACCTCCCACCCAGACACGGAAAACTTTTACCGGCATAAGCTGTGTCACGTTAAGCAAGCTGATGCCGAAGGACTATTCTTTGAATATTATTACGCGGCGGCGAGAGAGTTCCAAGATGACTATAACTTTGAGTTTAGCCAAGCCGACCTCGGCGGTAATGAATACGACACCGTTATCCGCACTTATGTGAACCTACGGTCCGACTTTCTTGACACGGACACGGAATACCAAGCGGGTGACGCGATGCCCGATGTTCCTTCATCCCAATTTGGAGATACCTACATCCTTATGACGCGACAGCAGAAGCGCATCGGGGATACTGAACTGGATGGATTGTTTGTGGTTGAGCAGCGGGTGTACTTTAAGTATGAAGACAAGGTTTCGTTTACCACTGATGCAGAGTTCAACGACGAGTTAAAAACGACAGAGATCCTAGCTTATGTTGGGAAGACATCGGTCCCCACTAAGTCGGGCGATGTTACTTGGTCTACTGCGGAAGCAGTTGATCGAACCAACTGGGGCATTAAAGTTGTCGGGACGACGAATGATACCGAACAGAATAACAGTGATGGAGCTTATAATTACGAAGTACAAAGGCTATCGAACGACTGGTGGAAAATAACTGAGCAGCAGATCGTTGGAGAAAATCTTTTTGATGGGATATCCTACACGACAAACCAGAACTATTCTTACCCCGCAGAGTTAATCGGGTTTAGATTTACGTTAATAAGCCGCCGCGACGGGACTACGAATAATTCTGTTACCGCGCTGGAAAAAGACGCGTTTTCAGGACCAATCCTTATGACCGTTAATCGGCAGTGGTACGCGACCGCCGAGGGGGTGACAGGTTCTGATGCAGCTTTAACTGCTTTCGGTGATATAACGACTTTCAAGCCCCGCAGTGGCAGTTATTCAGGGGCTTTGTTCAGCCTGAGTTACAGCAACGTCCTGACCAAACCCTTTACTTTAATTGATACGGTTGGGACGGGACACCCTACTTTTTTAATGGGGGCTTACGCGAACAACTTTTTTGAACAGGGCAGCACCCCAACAGCGCAACCCGCCTCGGGTGATATAGTAAATGTATCTGCTTCGTCGCGCCCATTTAGAGGGGGTTATCTTGTCGAGACTGTAACCGGAGTGATTCCTTGATCTTGTGCCTATTGTATTAGACACCGCGGGCGACCCACTTTTGCCCAACCCTAATTATGGTGAGGGTCACGTTAGTGCCCAGAACCATGTAGAGGAGCCCCCGCTCCTGCACCGCCCCCACGCATTTGCCCTCATGCACGGAGATGGTGGGGCCAAGATTGCGTATGGGCAATTTATGTGGAGGTTTGACCACTTGAGTTTTCAGTTTTCCTCTGGAATGGTGTCAGCAGTAGGGCAACCTAGAGATATCAAAGGGTATGAAGTTAGTGTCCCCCACGTAGGAAGTGCTACTGGGAATCCCATGTCGTCTGACGTAGATGGGGTCGCGGGGGACTCTATCCCCGCTGTTTACCATGAGTTAGATTCTTTTGGGACGGTTTATTTGTATTGGGACGTTGAGTGGGACAACACAACAGCCCAAGTTAAAAACGCGTGGGTTCAGGTAGGGGATGCGGGTTCTCTTCACGATACGGACTCTATGTTTCCTAATTCCAATGCACACAACCGTCTGACCAATACGGACGTAATGTCAACTGAAACAGACGGGAGGTATAGATTGGAGATTGGCAGTGTTAATGATAGTCAGCGCGTTGTGCAGAAAATATCTAGTGATGTGTATTGGTCTACTGTTTTGGCTACACGGGCGTAATACCTTGAAGTAGCTACTTACGGGCCCGACCTTGACCCTCAACCCCTTGTCTGCTAGGTTTATATATGGCTACACTGACCGTCCAAGGTGTGGAAGATGCCCTCATTGATGTGTGTGGGTCTAGGGGTGCCACTAGCGCCCAATTCAGAAAAGAACTGAATCTGGCTTTGCCCCGTCTCTATAATATGGGGATGTGGCGCGACCTTCTCTATGAGCACGTTGTAACCACAACGGGAAGCTCCTTTACAATCCCCGATTCTGCAGAATCCATCATCAACGCAGTCGTTGATTTTGATTCAAGTTCTACTGATTTTTCTACACCACAGGTTGTTAGGTCTCAGTTCCATGATTACCGACTTTCTGGAAGGGATGATGACAACGACACGCTGGCTATTTATGGGATCGTAGACGACGGCTACTCAGCCACCGTCGAGGAGCCTGTGGCGGGTAAGACCTACAGCTTACGGTTAAGAACAATTAACCCCGACACCAATTTACCTAATGGGAATACTGAGACGGTCCATGTAACTTATTCTGATGGCACGAACACCTCCGACCCCGATGTTGACGAAGACAACGGAGGCAACAACGGCGGCAAGTTCACTTGTAATAACGAAGATTCAAGTGATGCATTTCTTACAACAACGGCCAACGACATCACAAGCATCAGCGAAATAAGGGTGGGGCCTCTAGGCCTATCCCAGCCTCTCCAGTTGTTGTGGGTTGAGACAGGCTCGTCTCCTGAAGTGACTCTTGTAGCCGCTAGCAGGCTCCAAGAGGCCAACCAAGTCACTCGCTATCGTCGTTACCGTATTTCAAATGACAATGACAAAACTGTCCAACTTAGGCTTCTCCTGAAACGTAAGTTCAAAACGCTCCTGTCTTCTACAGATACCGTTTATATCTCCAGTCTTAACGCAATCAAACACGCGCTACTCGGGTCCACCGCAGAGACCAATGCGGATCTCGAAAGGTCTAATTTTCACTGGGCCGTTTGCCAACAGATCCTTGAAGAGCAACTCGATGCTCATCGCGGCGCGGCTAAGCCAACCATCTTTTTCAATGCCGATGGAAACCGAACGGTTAACATTATGTAACACCCCCTAATTCAATGATCGAATACATTACTGAAAACGCAGAGCAACTTCTGCAAATCGCAGCCAGCGTTATCGCGGTGGCCTCGCTTGTCGCAACCATGACTCCGAACGAATCGGACAACAAATGGGTTCAGCGCATCTCAGGCGTCATTAGCTGGCTCGCCCTCAACGTGGGTAAGGCTAAGTCTAAGTGAAGACATTCTTCCAACTGCTAACTGCTGCCCTTCAAGCCTATGTTGAATACGTGCGACTGCAAAGAGACCGACATCTCGACGCTCTCGAAGATAGGCTTGATGGCCTTGCTTCCATTGGTGACCCTCATAGCAAGCTGCTCATGGAGCGGGTCGCAAAGCGCATCAAGCGCGAACGCGAGCGCATTATACGATCCACCAACAGTGACGCTGATTGAAGGGCAGTCTTACCAGTTCAAGGAAGGCGTCTTAGTTGGACGTAAAGACCACAAGTTTCACAGCGACTACAGTTATCGTCGCGCCGTGATCATCGGAGATAAGTGATGGACACAAAGTTTCTAGTCTCCCTCGGCGTCGGCCTCGCTGTTCAAGCGGCAGGCATTGTCTGGTGGGCAAGTGACCTGCAAAGTAAGGTTGCCCATAACGACTTCCAGATCCAGATGTTGGCGAAGGACGTCGAGAAACATGCAATTTTCGTTCGTGATTGGCCTGCCGGAAAATGGGGAAGTGGATCTTTGCCAGACGATGTGAGGCAGAACCTTAAAATCGGAGAGCTGGAGCAAGAGGTAGATCAGATTATGAGTAAACTTTACAACCGTGACCCCCTGAGAAACTTGAACAATGATTAACTATTCCAAGGTTGTTGATTCTTTAGTCGGAATGACCGCCCCGATGTTGGGGCTGATTACCAGTATGCAGGAACAGTTTGAATACTGGCTAAGAGTGGGATCTCTTATTGTGGGAATCGCCGTTGGAATCGCATCCTTATACAGATTGGTTAAAAAATGATTGGTATTTGTGTAGGCCATAGCCGCAAAGGTGATGAAGGAGCTTACAGCTCTGGTGAATATGTAGTGAGTGAGTGGGACTTCAACCGAGACCTAGCCCGCAGGATTGGTCATGTTCTCGATGTGGATTACAAGATTTACGATAACTATGAATTCAGCACCTACTCTTCTGCTATCCGCAATGTAGCGCGTAAGATGAAGTGCGATGGGGTAAAAGCAGCTATTGAGCTTCATTTCAATGCCGCCAGCCCCGCAGCGACTGGCCATGAGTGGCTTTATTGGCACTCTAGTAAAGGTGGGTTGAAACTCGCCACGGTCCTGAAGGATGAGATGGATGAAGCCTATCCTGATTTGGCATCGCGTGGAGTAAAACCACGGCAGTCTCGCCAGAGAGGGTCCGCGTTTTTACGTGAGACACATTGTTATGCGGTTATCGGAGAACCCTTTTTTGGAACAAACGTCGAGGAGTGGCGGATGATAAATAATAACCGAGGTAAATTGGCCGGTGTTTATGCACGCGCCATAACAAAGTTTGTTGATGGATGAACATCCCCAAGAGCATAACTATGGCAGGCATCCGCGTTCGGATAAAATTCCGAGATCTGGGCGATGATGACTGTTACGGTATATACTCCCATAGGCGAAAACTAATCACAATAGACAAGACCCTCAAAGGTAAAGAACTACTAGAGACTATTCGACATGAGATGATCCATGCGGCCCTAGGAATATCAGGTCTCGCGTTTTGTGAAGCCTATGAAGAAGAGGCCATCGTACGATGCATGGACGAAATATTTTTTCCCGCGTGGGAACGCCTCTTAAAACGATTTAACCCACAATAACCTGATACTATGTCCAAGATGAAAACGGCTTTAACGAGCCCGAATAAACCTCCAGTAAACATCGACAAAGCTTTTGATGTTTTGTTGGCGTATGAAGGGTTCCGACCTGAAGCGTACAAGGACACCAAAGGCAAATGGACGATTGGTGTGGGGCATCTTATTGGGGATGGTTCTGATGCAGCTTACGAGAAGTCTCCTTTTTATAATAAGACTTTAAGTAGAGATGCGGCCATAAAACTAGCTAAGTCGGAGTTATCTGACCGCCTACCCAAGGTGGTATCTTTGATTGGTAAAGGGTTCTTTGATATGCAGCCCAACACCCAACGTCAGCTTATATCTTCGTTTTACAGGGGCGGTATAACAGGTTCTCCCAAGACTCTTGAACATATCCGCAAGGGTGAGTTTGAAAAAGCGTCAAAAGAGTTTTTAGACAACGATGAGTACCGGGCCGCAGTTAAATCTGGAAGTGGAGTAGCTCCCCGAATGAAAAACCTCTCCAAGGCTCTTTTATCAGAGGCCAATAAAAAGACCCCTACTTTTGAAGAAGCAGTAGAACAACGTATGTTACAATAACTTGCCATGAATAAAAAAGACTTCAAACCCCACAAAATGTACCACCCTAAAACGGGTGAAGCCGTGTCTGCCAAAACGTATGAGCAGCACTTGTCTCTAAAGAAAAAAGGCTACGGACATTCGGCAAAAAAGAAAGCAGCCAAGAAAGCAGCCAAGAAAGCAGCCAAGAAAGCAGCCAAAAAAGAATCCTACGCGGATGCTGTCGAAAGGAGACTCAAAAATCATAATAGTAACCCTGCCAAATCCAGTGGCTACTAAGAAAAAATCTACAGTCAACAAAGCCGGTAATTACACCAAGCCGGGAATGCGTAAGCGTCTCTTCAAAAAGATCATGGCTGGGTCCAAGGGCGGTAAACCCGGACAGTGGTCGGCGCGGAAGGCGCAGTTCTTAGCCGCGGAGTATAAGAAAAAAGGGGGAGGTTACACCTCTTAGAGTATGAAAGCTCCGCAAAAGTCCCTTAAGAAGTGGACCGACGAAGATTGGGATTTTTACAACGCGTCGGACAAAAAGAAACCCCGTAGCAAGAGGGGTCGGTATGGGCCAAAGCGCGTAAGAGATAGACTATCCTCTTCAGAGAAAGCGGCTGCAAACGCGCGCAAGCGTAAAGCACATGCTAGAGGTAAACAAGACGCGGAGTACACTGACGCAGAACGGAAAGCCCACGGCTTTGTGGAGAAAAAACGAAAAAACAAGCAGAAGAAAAGAATATCATGACCCGACAACGGTTCAAACGCTTACCATCTGGTAGAATATCTTACATGGGTGAGACTTTTCCGGGTATCAATAAACCTAAACGAGCCCCCAAAGGATCTAAGAAGAAGTTCGTAGTCCTAGCCAAACAAGGAAACAAGGTGAAGAAAGTATCTTACGGCCATAGGGACTATAGTGATTTTACAAAACACAAAAACCCAAAGCGGCGGGCAAACTTCCGTGCGCGCCACAACTGCAAAACGGCAAAGGATAAAACTACGGCGAGATATTGGGCTTGTAAACATCTCTGGTGATGCGACGAAAGCTACCCCGCCAGTTTACAAAGAAGCGGGGGAGCCGGTACATCGTGTTCACCCCCTCATCAGAGAATGTTAAGCAAGCTTTTGAGCGCAGTCAGAAACTAGGGGTCACCCCCGGTTCGTTTACGCGGGGCGTGGGCCGGATGACCGGGTTCCTCGGGGAGGTCGCTTTTGGCCTTCTATATCCTGAGGCTAGGTATGTCGGGGGGCGAAGTTTTACCCACGACTATTCTCTAGGCGGTAAGAAAATAGATATAAAGTCTAAAAGCTGTAGTAGTCGCCCGAAACCCCACTTCACAGCGTCGGTTAATTGCCCCCAAAGCCGGGACCCTTCAGCCGATTATTATTATTTTGTGCGTGTCCGCAAAGACCTTAGCCGCGCGTGGCTGCTGGGGTGGGTGCCCACGAAGAGCCTGTTAAAGCAAGGGGAGTATAAGAGACGAGGAGAGAAAGATAGCGAGGGATTTACCTACAAAGTAAGCGGGTACCATTTACCTATCAAATGTCTTCGTCCTCCCGCATCACTTTGATCCTAGAAGCCAGTCCTTTAAGAGATCGAAGCTCAGCTTCCAGCCGACTGCGCTCCGAAGAGTAGTGGTCGATTCTGTTGGTTAGAGTGCGGTAATCTTCTCGTATAAGTTGAATGCGCGTCTCCACCCGTTCAAGATCTGCGAACTCATCAAGGTAGTTGATATCATCAGGGCCTGCCATACATCTTCCTTAGGCAGAGGCTTCAGATATGTCAAAACTTTTCGCTAGGTCGATTGTCCACATCTTTCCCCCTCCCTTACCCTTGGAGAACACGGGGCGCACATGGGAGTTATTTTTGCCCGCCTCTTCCAACGAAGCCATCCCCCTACGTACAAATTCTAGATTGTGGCTCATGCCCACACTTCTACCGTTGTTGAATTCGTGTAGAAGTACTTGGAACTCTGTAAGTGTACCTTTCCACTCAGGAATAGTGTCGTTCTGTTCCCGGCACCGCTTGCAGAAGAACTCAACCAGTTCGGCAATAGAAGATCTGCTGGAGTTATCATAAGCGGCAGAGGCTACGGACTCGTCAATAAAACTAGCTACACCAAACCGCCCCCCGACCATGACTTCTTCCGGGGGGTCCCAGTCTAGTAACCACCTTCCTAAGTGGGGGAGTTCTTGTTGGATGGTGGACTCCACCACGCTGTTTGCAGGGAATTTGCTACGGGCGTCGTCCCTTACACGGAGGGCCATTAGTTTGTCACGGTTACTACTATCGAGGGCCGGGATAACGGATAAGCTATTTGCATCCATATTGAGGGACAGCACGACCCTACCAGCCCACGGGACCGAGAGAGCGTCGGCGTATTTGGCTTGGTATTCGACCCTTGGGTTAGCCACGGCGCGTTTGATTAGCTCTGTAGCTTTGCGCTGATCTTGGAAACTCGCCGCTGATGTTGTATCGTCAATGACCCATGCGGCCACCCGTCCGAGGTCTTTGTTGAATTTGGTTTGCCCCGACAAATAATCACTAGCGTCGGCATAACCCCCAACCAGACCCGATATAACTCTGTTTGACAACAAGCTCTTTCCCTTGCTGGTTGCCCCGACTAATATCAGTGCCTGACCTTGTGACATTTTTCGGTCTATGACGGCCTCGTAAAATCGCTTAAGCCAAGCGTAGAAATAGTTTACTGTTACAATAGGGGTGGAGTTCTTGAATAGCTGGCCCAACCAATCATGAATAAATGGCCAGTGAACAGGGTCACCGTCGGCATCGGGTTCTACGGGGGATATGTTTGCGTTGTTGAGTATTCTCTGGCTGTTATATGAAACCACGCGATTTTTAGAGAAAATGACGGGGGCGATCTCGTCTATACGATTGTGGTTACTAATTGTTAGTATCGCGGCCTCCACTTCTGTAAGAGCCTGCCCCTTCTTAGGCTTCATAGAAAAACCCGTCTGCCGCAACTCCAATACAAGCTGTTCTTTGGGGATTGTTACTGCTGAGTTGTATAGCAACTTGAAGAAGTTTCTTCCGTTGAACCAGTACTCGTCTAAGAGGTTACCCATCTTCGCTTCCTCGTAGTCAGAAACAAACTTAGCCCCGAATATTTCGCGCCAACTTACAAACCCTTTACCCGCCCGGTCTGAGTAGCAAATCATACCGTCCTCGGCTACTTGGCACCCCTCTCTGTGGACCCCGTCGTCTATCCAGAATAGAGGTCCCCGAGCCCCCACCTCGAAATCGCCTATCCAGCGATTGGGGAACTGTTTGTCTATCTGCTCCGCGACAACGTCGATAGGTATCGCGGTGTCATTTGTTGTAGGTGGTTTTACACTCGCCGCCTTAGTGAGGGCTGTTTGTATCGTTGCACTAGACACGACACCCCCCAAGTTTACCCAGTTATCCCCCAACTCAAAATATTGAGATGCCCGTAATGATGAAGAATCGAACCCCGCGAAGACGCGGTCCAATTTAATTATGTTTTTGAGGCACTTGATAAACGTGTCAAACATCTCTGGAGAGATGGGGAGAGCTTTCTCAAACTCCCAAACCAAGCGTATATAGCCTGATTGAGTTTCTGACCGCCAAGTAGGTGGGTGGGCAGCGCACTTAGCTCCGATGATCGCATCAACCTCAGGCCAGTTAACAGGAGCGTCGTAGTCTGCCACGATCCCGTGGATAATGTTGGGTGGGTTGTCTGTCGATATTCGTTTTGATGGTGCGCTACCCTCAACAAGGCTATAGAACACATGGTCGGTTTTGGCGTCCGCACACCATGCTCTAAAGTCAGCCTTAGTCTGGAACTTGGGTTTTTTATTCTTAAGAGTAGAGGGGTCAGAAGTCTTGTGGCATTTCGTGTCTCGTAGGTTCTTTATGTATCTGTAATTCATTTTGTGTAACGTGATAAGATTGAGCCTTCAGCGGCGAGTGGAATATCAGATATCCACTTGGGCGGTTCAGACATTATTTTCAGGATGTGTTGCAAGGAATCCTCTGCTTCATCAGCGGCGGCTTCAATAACCACCTCGTCATGCACATGGAGCACGATCTTGTAGCCCGCTTCATGTATCCTTACAAGCATATCGCTGAAAATGTCGCGGGCGAGAGCTTGGGAGGCATTCTCTGCTACGAACCCACCCCAAAGCTTTACGGCTATTTTCTTACCGTGCCGCATTAACTTGGAGACGAAATGTCGTTCTCTCCCTTTCCCATCCGTGCGAATAACACCGTAGTCGAGAACCCGCCCACTTGGGAGGGGGACAACAAATGGAGTGAGGTAACCTGTTACGCTAAGATCGTAAGAAGTAGCGATGTCTGTGTTGTACGACTTCCACAGTTTTGTTACCGACCGCATTGATTCTCGGTACAAATCGACTGCCGCGTCGGCGGCTTCCTGTTCCATTCCCGACATCTGAGCGAACCGAGCTTTACCCGCCCCGTAACCGCAGCCGAGAACCATCGCCTTAATTTTGTGGCGCAGCTTGGGGTCTTGTTTAAGGGGGCCTTTCTCTTTGTCCCATTGCCCAAACCGAATAGCGAATGCCTCGTATATGTCTTCGGATTCTTTGATTTCCTTTAACATCGTCTCGTCTTCTGCCAGCCAGCAGAGAGTACGTACCTCAATCTGACTGAGGTCCGCAACGATCAGTTTTTTGTCAGGCTTAGTAGCAATCAGGTTTCTTAAATTCACACCAAACATCTCATCGCGCGGCAGATTCTGCAGGTTCAGGTTACCCCCACCCCCGCTGAAACGCCCTGTGTGCGCCCCGAAGTACATGATCCCGCCGTAGTAACGCCCGTCAGGCATAGTGGCGAAGTCGAAGCTCTCTATCTTTTTCTTGAGCGCGTTGATTCTGCGCCAGCTACGAACCGCGTCGATCCATGCGTGTTTCTTGCTGTGGTAATCTATCCATTTCTGTGCCTCCTCGTCTGTTGCGGCGAGGCTACCCGGAGGTTCAATACCTACGGCCCGACATTGGTCATCGAAAGCTTTCCGACTTAGTAGCGGTGCATTCCCCAACCACGGAATAGACTCCTCGGCCTCAAATAATTTACTGTTTATTACCTCTAGCTGGGACTTCAGGAGATCCGTGTCGATGGGTAGCCCCCGCTGGACGATCCTTCTGTTGAGGGTGCTTATGGTTTTCTCGCTCTCTGGCCAGAACTTCTGGTAGGTATTCCACAAGTCCAGACATATCTGTGAGTCTGCGAGCGCATAGTTGCTCACTTCTTCTCGGAACTCGTCCGTCATTTTTTCCCACCGCTTCCCGCTCATGTTGTCGCGGGTGCTCTTGTCTACCGTGAGCCCAAAAGCTTCTTCAGCAGCCCCCTTGAGCGCGCGAGGAATCCGCACATACGCGGCCATATCTGCGGTACAATGCCACTCGGCTGGTTTGACTTCGGGCCACCACGACTGGGTAACTCCATATAGATATAGGGTTTCATCGAAAGAAGCATTGTGGCTGAGAACCACATTATCATTCAGGATATCCCATTGAAAGTCTTTCGGGTGCCCAACAAAAGACGTCCCATCGGTGCCAACCACCGACACCATATAGGCATCAAACTCGGGGTGAGAGAAGTAACCCAGAGGCCCGAGGGTCCTGATACTGCAGGTCTTGTCGTAGTAAGTTTCAAAATCAAGTGCGTAAGTAACCATAGTTTTAAGTAAAACGGCCCCCACTGGAATGAACGAACCAGTGAGGGCCGTAGGTTTAGGGGAGTCCAGTTTTATGCGGTTACTGGACAGGATACATCACTAACCAGAGCTGCAACACCCCGCCGCATTTCCTAAACCCCCTTGATCTTACCTAGTCGGAACTTTGTTCCTCACCCTCCGCTAAAGCGAGCGGAAGCTCCAGTTGCTCAACGGTCAGCCCAAGGTTTTTTAACAGCGCGTCACGCACCGTACATAACTTGAGCTTGTTGAACTCCAACTCCTGAAGCTGCTCGTCCAGCTTGGAAATCATCTGCTGGAGCATTTTAGCCTCGCTAGTGAGGATGGGCACTGTGGTATCTACGGGTTCCCCAGACATAATTAGTTTCCGTTGAAATCCCTGATCCATGCGGTCACAGCCTTATCAGGTGTGTTCTGAGAAACGGTGAGCATTGGTGCAAACCAACTATACTTGCCCCGAGTAATGGGGCAGGACTCAAAGTTCCACAGAACTTCCCCGAGATTCTTGTCTCGGTTGAAGGCTGCGTACGTCGCTAACCGCTTGAAGGTTTGCCTGTAGGCGTCCTTCGCGACGTTGATTTTGCCGAGGGCATAACTGAGCTTACCAATGGTAAATGGGTAAGCACTGTCATTTTCACTGTCCTCAGGCTGTTGGAAAAGCAGAGTAATCTCTGCGAACTCCAACAGGTTGTATTCCGAAGACTCGGCAATACGCGCCCGATCAGCCTCTGTGTAGGCGATCTGCGGCATTACATCGTCATCGAAGGGCACATCTTCGCGCCACCCTTTGGTTGCAGCCAGAACCGAGACTTCGGTTGCCGCTTCCGGGGCGAGCATAATGTGCTTCTTGTCCAGAACAACACTTCCAAAGGGAGCGTCAATGTCGCTCGTCTTTTGGACGATGTTCAGTCGGGGGATATCAATATCCGAGGCGTCAATAATGAAGCCAGCTTCGTTAGGGATAATCCCTCCTTTAGGTGCGGCTGCGAGAGCCGTAGTGTCATCACTCATGGTTCGTGTTTCTTGTTTCCGGTTTACGACCTACGATAATGTGTATCGCGGGTCTGATGTTTCGATAATGCCCGCATCTTGACAGGCGTCAACGAAATTGTCAGATAATTTTCTCTTTCCTCCTTTTTCGGCTGTATCACCTACAGCTTTAGCAAGTTTCGCCAATGGGATATTCGCGTGTTCCAACACATCTTCGGCGCTGACACCAAATTCTGCGGCTACTTCTAGCAGACTTTTGTTGTCCATGATACGGCGAGACGAGCCCATACTTCGTAGTTTCAGTGAGGGAAATTCAGTCCCGTCTTTTGCTAGGGCTACTGCTCTCTTTTTGAAACGGTCTGCCCAGTTGGAAACGATTTTAGCGATGGCCCATAGTTGCTCTACAAGCTCAGGATCTTCCGTGTTCTCGATGTCTACGTCTGGTAGCTGGGGGTTGATCTTCTTGGCGACCTCGACAACTAATCCACCGAGGGCGGGGCAGGAGTCTTCGTATCTACAGAAGCGACAGTTCACGTTGGGGGTTAGGTCATCCAGACTAGGAGTCCCTTCATTCCATTTAGGTCGGATCTTCTCTGCTTGTTTAATTATATCGCTCAGCTCCGAGACTATCCCGTCTACATCAGAACGCACAAAAGTGTGGTGGAGGCTCGCATTGTGTTGTGGGACATAGAATACGAAGACAATCTTCTCTATATCAGGGAACTTCTGGAACGCCCCAACCGTGTAAGCCTTTGCTTGCCAGTTCTTCTCTGGTGGGTCGATGATGCTGATACCGGTTTTGTAATCGGCCATTACGGCCTCAGAACCAGACTCTAAAATAAGGAAGCGGTCACAGGTCCCCCATGTGCCTGTCCCGTCCAGTTCTACGTCTACCTGTATCTCATTGTGTTCCTCTTGTATCCCCGAGAAGTTACCCATGAACGCCTCCTCCATCTCCACGATCTGGTCGTAGATCTGTAGCTCTTGCTCGTTGTGAAGGGCCGAGGGGTCGTGGACTTCCAAGGCTTCGTGAATGCGGGTGCCCATTTCGGCGGCGGCATTAGTGCCGTCTCTCCCGTGGTAGCCTGCACAGCCTGCTACGTATTTTAATGACGAGGGCGAAAATTCCGCGTGTCCTCTGGATGAGTGGTCTGGTGTGTTCATTCTCCGTGTAGTTCTTTAATGTTGAGTGCTTTCTGTTGTACCGAGGCCATGACTGATTCTTCGACTGTCCCGGCGGCGACTAGGATTTTTTGGATGGCATCACTTTTGCCCCCGTTTCTGTGAATCCGCCCTAATGTCTGTAAATAACTCTTGGCGTCGAATGTTGGGCTTATAAGTGAAATTCTCGGTCTATGGCCGTGGGTGTCGTGGAGGGAGATCCCCGTACCCCCCGCTGCAATATTGGCTACAACACAATGCGTTTTATCTGCTTGGAAATCGTCGATAACTTTTTGCCGCTCTTCGGCTGTTTGGCCCCCCTCGATTCTCCCGCATTTTAGTAAGCCACATAGCGCGTCCACAGTGTCTTTGTAGTTAACGAAGAGCACGACACTATTACCTTCGTTAATAAGGTCTTGTGCCATATCGGCCATTTCAGGAACCTTAAAAGATTCCGCCAACCTACGAGCTTTTCCTAGGTTCACAATAAGGTGTTCGCTACTGGCGACGGTCCCATTCTCTATAAATTCTGTGATGATGTCGGGTGTAACCCCTAATGCTTCGTAAGCATCGAAGATCTTGCTTGAGTCCTTGAAGTCAATGGGTTCCACGAAAACCATGTTATCGCGGAATGAGTCGGGGAAGTCCTTAACAGTTAGTCTGCGCGCACATTGTCCATACATCTCTGCGTGTAATTCTTTGAGGGCACTTCGTCTCGATAGCTTCCAGTTGTTCCACTGGTCTTTGAGGCACCCTTTTTTACGCATCCACTTAAACCAGTTGTGGAGGGGAAACACATCTTTGTTGAGAGAATGGAGCCCAAGGCAGAAGCCCAGCGCCCTCATTTCTACAGGAGTCTCACTGGCGGTAGCCGACATCCCGTGGACTCGGAATTTCTGTAGGACTAGGGAAATCAATAGCTGAGCGTTAAGGGTGAAAGGGCCTTTAGCTTTGTGGATTTCATCCATCAGTACGAAAGTGTTCCGCGGTAAGTGCCATTTGAAAATTTTCTTCCCCTTCCGGCTCATGAATTTTGTGTTGCCGGTACGTATTTTTTCATAGTTTAGGACAAATACGGGTTCAATACCGAACTCCTTAAGCTCACGTTCCCAGCTGGTAATGACTGCCTTGGGACAGATTACGGCAACTGGGAACCCCAGCATCTTAGCGACGTAACAGGCGACTACGGTCTTACCACACCCTGTACTAGAGCCATCTAAGGTGTTTATACGTTTGACTAGCTGATTGATAAAGAAGTCTGCGGCTCTTTGTTGCGGTGCGTAGAGTGTTTTCACTCGGGCTATTTACCAGATCTTTCAACCACCGCCAGAAAATTCTTTAATTTCTTTTCCACGGATGTAGAGCGCAATAAGGTAGGCGTCTATCATTCCGTCGTGGGGGGTGCGGCATCTCTTATTCTTGAGCCAGTTTTCTTGAGGCGCACGCTCTTCTGCGACAGCTAGAGCCGCTTCTTTAGTTTTGCCTTTGACTGTGTTGCCGAGCATATGCTTTTGCCATTTATGAACACTCACTCTTTTGACTGTGTAGTCATGTGACTCGGCCATCCCTAGCAACTTGCCGAAACTTATGGCCATAGACCTCACAGCTTGTGAGCTTCTTGCGTGCGCGAGAGGCTCTTCGATAGCTAATTCAAAAGGTGTGCAGAGATCTACTAACCAGTTGTTGATCTTGTGTATGTCTATTTCTCTTTTCTTAGATCGCTGGAGGCACGGCATGGATATCTTGTCTATAATCGAACCGTCGTGTTTTGAGATGGCACACAACCCACCGTCTAAGCCGTTATCTACACCTACGATCATGCAAGTTGGTCTATTAGCTTCGCTGAGACTAACAGACCATTCCCTGATTCGGGAACGAAAAGATCCATATTCTTTTGCAGACAACGCAGAAAACCCACTTCTTTACCTGTTTTAGGAATTACTCGGTAGAAACTACCAACGAGTTCCACCCTTTTGAATTTGAAATCGTTAATATCAGGAAGCTGCACCCGCACCATTGCTACTGGTTTTTCCTCCCTGACCTTTGTTTGAAACAGATCATTCATCTGAGAGTATGCTCGTATCTAAAAAACAAGGAGTTGATGGACCTAAATAAGTCCGCATCAATGTGTTTACAGCTTCTTGGAGAACGTCTTCTGGTAGATCGTGTTTTTCCTGCAGTATGGTTTTTACCATATTTATGCTATAGCAAGCGCGCGGGTGGGTGTCTGCACCCTCGATTACTCCTATGAGTGCGTCCCGCAATTCTGATAGGAGGATAAAAGGCTTATCATCAGATCGGTCTTTCTTTGCGGGCTCGTTCATGTGCGCGTTTCTATCAAACGACAGATCGTCCATTCGCCCAGAATCGAAGTCATCAAAGTTGTTAATCATTGTCGGGGTCTATATCTATTACTTTTTTGGGGCTTATGGCCCCGCCCCCACGATCTGCTTTCGTGTTGTTCAGAATTGATATGTCAATCTGCATGGAGCTGGCACCCCCGCCTTTGGCGTTAAGACCTAGGTTCCTTCGTATAAGTTGATCTAGTTCTGACAGTTCCCTGACGGTTTTAGGACCGCGAAGGTTTTTCACACTGTCCCGTAGAAGCTTTATTCCTGCGGCAGCAATGTAGTGCTGATACTTATCAGCAGGGGTGGACTGACGTTCCGCAATTTCCATCATGGTTTGATCCTCTTCTTTTCTAGCGTCGTGCTGTGCACAGAGAATCGCATCATTAGTCATATTGTTAAGTTCGTCATCAATGTCTGCCGCGAGTTGATCGTCTGGAGGGTCGTCACTTACCACAGGTTTGTGCGGTACGTTACCCCCCTTCCGTGGGGGGAGCCCCATTGCTTTGAACCACCGTCGCACGGTTCCTGAGTGAACTCCAAGCTCACGCGCAATTACGTTCATCTTGTAGTTCTTATTGTGCATCTCTAAAGCCCTTTGCTTTAGATCGTCTTTGGGGTTGTCACTCACAAGAACGGTCCTTACTTTGTGGTTTAATTATGGCTTCAAAGAAGAAGACCTACAAGCAGATACTAGAACCCACTATTGACCCACAGACCAAGCGGATGGATGTGGGTGGGTTACTCATACCTCCTACGAGTTTAATAACTGCTTTACTCTATGGTTTCGCACACCACACCCATGACAAGGCAAAAGAGTATTACTTTTGGAGGGTGTGTGATGAGTTGTGGAATCACCCAGACTTGCCCGAAAAGCTTATGGTGCGCCACCCGTGGGCGGAAGAAATGATTCGGTGTGCCATTGAGCATAAGTACTTGGCGATTGGTGGGTCCGCTTCATCGGGTAAGTCTCACACGATGGCGGCATGGGGCATTGTTAACTGGTTGTCTCAACCTAAAGACACACTGGTATTGATGACGTCCACTACATTGCGAGAAGCGCGTAAACGCATATGGGGGTCGGTCATGTCTTTGCTTACAGTAATTGAAGGGGCTCCGATAAAGATAAGGGACTCCATTGGCAACGCTGCTTATGTAGATGAGAATCAGACTTTAATTGAGCGAGCGGGCCTGAGCCTTATTTCTGCAGAGAAATCTAAGACACGCGAGGCCGTGGGCAAATTTATCGGGATCAAGCAGAAGCGTGTAATTTTGATCGGGGATGAGCTATCCGAATTGTCTGAAGCGATCTTACAGGCGGGCCTTACCAACCTTTCCAAAAACCCTGAGTTCCAACTCATCGGGATGTCGAACCCCAACAGCAGGTTCGACGCTTTTGGTATCTGGTCTCAGCCAAAAGAGGGGTGGGATTCAGTAGATACAAATACGTATGATAATTGGGAGACCAAGTGGGGTGGGCATTATCTGCGGTTGGATGGAGAGCGATCCCCCAACATCGTGGCGGGGGAGACATTGTACCCGTGGTTACCGACACAGGAAAAACTCGATGAGGATAAGGCTCTGTTGGGGGTAGAGTCGCGGGGGTATATGCGGATGGTACGGGCCGTTTTCTTTGATTCAGACGAAACCACCGGAATCTACAGTGAGTCTGAGTTATCTACCTGCGGGGCCATGAACAAAGTTGAGTGGGCCAGTAAACCTGTGTACATAGCCGGGTGTGACCCAGCGTTCACCAATGGAGGAGACCGGACTATTCTGTACACTGCTGCAGTTGGATATGATAAATCCGGTCAATACGTAATAGAGTTCGGTGAAGCAATTCATTTGAATGACGACGCGACTAACAAGGCTGTTCCACGGACTTATCAAATTGTTCGGCAGATCAAGGAACATTGTGAAAAACGAAACATTGATCCTGAAAATGTGGCAGTTGATGCCACAGGGGCGGGGGCTCCTTTCTGTGATGTGCTGGCGGGAGAGTGGGCGGGTACATTTTTGAGGGTAAGCTTTGGGGGTAAGCCTAGTGACAAGCGCGTTAGTCTGAGTAGCAAACTAACGGGGGCCGAGATGTACACGAACCGCGTATCTGAGATGTGGTTCGTGGGAAAAGAATTGATGAGGACTAAACAGGTGTTCGGGGTGGCCCCTGATCTGGCACAGGAGATAACGGCTAGGAACTATGAATTAGTAAAGAGCGGATCGCTCAAGGTGAAGATCGAGCCTAAGCCCGAGTTCAAGGGACGTTTCGGCAGGAGCCCCGACTTGGCAGACGCGGCATTTCTAGCTCTTGATTGTGCTCGCCAGCGGCTGGGCCTCGTAGCGATTGACCCACCCCAGTCGGGATCTGGGCCTGTTCGTCCACCTGTGACCATCAAGCAGTTGAATGGGGCGTTACAGAACCCTGAAGCAGTATTGCTGGATTGACTTATAAACCCCTAAATATAGTATATGGCATGGCTAAACTCTCACAGAATGTTGCGCGGCAACGTATGGCTGAGGCCCTAAAAAGGATGAGACGAGGTGGTATGACTGAGGAGACGATGAGAACCACCTCTTTGGGAGATCTATTTAAGAAATCTGAGCAGCCCCGAGCAGCCCAGATCCAGTCTCAGGTTGGTTTTGATATGTCTAAGCCCGCCGGGGAACTTGTGGGGGGTTACATTGGCGAGCTGTATGGGGGGAGAAAAGATACGCTGGCTGACAAACTTGCCATGCGGCGACAAGAGAAGAGAGATTTTGCCCAAGCCCAACGGCAAGAACAACAGAAGCGGCAAGATAAATTTATTTCTAAGCGGGATGAACTCCGCAAGAAAAGTCTTAAGAACTTTGGGGGCAAGATGGGGGACGGCCCAGACACTCCCGGTTTGGATAGACAAGCCGCGATGCAAAAAGCGAGGTTTGGGGGCAACACCGCTTTGGCTGGTTCGGTTGCCAAGGGGGTTGGGCAACAGTCTAGACGGACGGTAACTCCTAGGTCGGCAGTACATGGAGCTGAAGCGCGAGCCCACGAAAAAGCCGGAAATCAAGCGGCGGCGGCAGACGCCCGTAGAAGACAATTTGAAGAACGCGCAGGAGAACCCAATATCAGGACGCAGGAAGAAAGACGACGCGAAAAGCGGGACGCCCAGAGAGCCCAAAACGCCCAGCGCCAGAAAGAACGTGCTGACCGACAAGACGCAAGAGATGCTAGAAAGAGAGCTAAAGAGGCTAGAAAAAGAGCCAGAGAGGATAGGCGGAAAGAAAACGAAGATAGAAACTAAATAACCGTGGCTGAACCAGACCTTAAAAGGGGCGTAAGAGCCCTTAAAAACAGATTTAAGCTAGAGGCTCCGGTTACCCGTGAGGAACAGGACGCCGCAAGAATTCGTTATGAGCGCGACATCGCCCCGCGCTTAAAAAGCATTACGGACACTTATGACCGTATGGCCAAGCGGAGACAGGATGCCGAGATTCATAAACTTAAACGACAGGAGCTGGAAGCTAGTATCGCTAAGCTGAAGGAGGCAAAAGAAACGGATGATCAAGGGCAGGACGGCTTTCTTGCTATTCAAAGAGGCTTTAGGCAGATGAGCGAGATTATTGATAACATAGGGGTTGTTCCTGACCCTGATGATTTAGAAGGCGCAGAGCCTCGTAATATGGTGCCTGCTTCCATATCTCAGATGCAAACTCAATTAGGCCAAGCTAAAAAAATATATAATGATTTTGGCTTAAGGTCTTTGATCATCAATAGCGCAGACAAGACGGGGTATGAGAAACTGTTTTCTGACAAACTCGCTCAGGGAGAGAAAGCGATTGCTAACGCAACCACCCAACGAGACCAAACGGCGTCTTTAATGTCAGATTACGAAGACCTGCTTACTTATGATGACTTTGAAATTGAAGAAAAAGGAGAGGTTATTGGGAGGACTTCTGATAAGTATCAAGAAGCGTACAAAAAATTTAAGGTTGATCGTAATGTGAATGACTTCAAAGCGGTCCTCAGGGTAGGTAAGAAAAACCTCGACCAAGAACGGGACCGACTGAAATCACGAATTGACCGAGTTAAAGCCCTGCAAGATAGGGTAGCTAATAAACGCAAGTTCGTAGCTACGACCGAGGTTCAGAGGGAAGGTGAAGTGCTACAGGACCAAGTTATACGCCGAGTACCGAATGACCCTATATTTGTTAGGAGCGTCTACAAAGAGTATCTTTCTTTGCTGGGGGATCTTGCACGCTCCCCCGCTGGTTATCGAGAATATGTCGGAAGAGATAGAGAGGCTGTGGAAGGCTCAGCAGGGGTGCTAGAAAAAGGGCACGGTGACGAGACTCTGGAAGAGCCATCTTCTTTTGATGAGTTTTCTGAAGACCTGTATAAACGTATAATTGATTATTTATCTGATGAAAAAAATACGCTCGACGAAGACGCAAGAGCTATTGGAGTATCAGCGGCCCGTGGAGCAGACACACAAGTGTCTTCTACGGATGAAAAAATCGTAGACGATCTACTACCCAAGTCTAAATAACCGATAACCACATAATTAAGCATGGCGTTGACCCATCTTGATAAGCTGCCTTCCTATGAAGAATGGAAGGAGAACAACCCTGTTGATGCCAGAGGCATTCCTCTTGGACAGGACGAAGTACAACTCCGCGCGGGCTATGCACATTATGTTATGCAGCAGGCCCAGAACGTGCCGCAAGGATTTGAAAAGCCACGCCCAGATGAGCTGGAGATGGTGGGCAGCAAGCTCGCCAATTTTATTGCGGACGCACAAGAGGTAAGGTCGAATGAAGAAGTCCAAAGAGCCTATGACCAGTTCTACTCAATTCCTGTTGAGGAAAAATCGGACCGCATTTTTCGCGAGCAGGTTGACGGGGGAGTCGGGGGGACTGCAACGCCGTATATTCTCTTAAGCGAGGCTGTAAATGGGAACGAATTGAGAGCCCAGCTAGACGCGCAGTATTTTGATTCTAATAAGTTTTTCAGGATTGCCGATAAGATTGATAAGATCAGTGGACCTAATAAGCGGAAGCCATCCGTCGAAATGAACTACATTGATGGTAAAGCCGTATTTACGAGCGAGGCTGATGAACAGCCCGAGTTGTGGACAGTAACAGAAGAAGAGCAGGCATACGTAGATCAGTTTTCCGATCTTGTTAAACAGTACGCTGAAAAAGTATGGCCTGACTATAAACAGTTGGTGCACCGCCAGCGGGGGGCGAGTGTCATAGAGGTACCGTTCACAGACCCTGAAACACAAGAAGTAGGGTCTAAGTTCATCTTTGCGGACAATGTCCCTGAAGATGAAAGAGAAGAGTCTGTTGATAGGTCGATCCGAGAAGGGTTTATAGATTATAGAGCTAGAGGCTATGCTCTCGACACACTTGCTAATGGGTTACAGTTGGAAAATTCTGACGAGCGGCGTCCGGTAAAAACTCAAAATTACCTAGAAGCCAAGAGGATGATTTCTAGCGCCCTCAAAAAAGGAGGTCCTCATACTGGGACCATGATGTTCCAGCTAGAAAATCTAATACAACAAGTTGTGCTGACACACCCCAAGTCTGGGGGTTACATACCGGCATTTGTTAAAACCCCCGAGGGTAATTTTTTAGCACAAACCGAACTGGTAGAGGCTAAACCGGATTCTCTTGTTAATCAGAATTATGCGGGAGCTGTTGAAGATTTCAGGCAGATGTTCAGGGGGTCTTCCGAGCATCTGAGTGATGAAGTTATTGGTAAAGCTTTTCAATCTATGGCTTATCAGATGGCTGCGGCGAACGGAATGTTGCCGTACCATGAGGCTAAAATGCGGGCTGTTAGGCAGGACAAAAAGACCCTTAAAAAAGACTCTGCTAAGCGTGTAGCAAACAACATTTACACAACAGAGTTTGGGGAAAAAATTATTCATCCGGGGCTGTTGGTATCAAAGCTTGATTTTGAAAACCTTAAGGAAACCGCCGAAGAACTTGGGTTAACAAAAGACCAGCTTGAAGCTAGGCGTCTCGCTTACCTAGGAAGTAAGTATGATTATTTTCTAACTAACATATACAACTCAACAGCAGATATCCGAAACTCTTGGATTGCTCACGTTGGGAAGACAAGTGACAGCGTTCAAGCAAGCCTCCGCGAAGTGTCTCCGGGGCAATGGGTCAGTGATGAGGGCGGGGCAGAAGTATTGGCTAGTTGGCTAGACTCTGAGTCAGGGAGAAATTTTTGGAACCGAACAGTTAGGGCAGCTTCTCAAGGCGCAGGGGATCTTGTGGGTGCTCTCGGGATGTTTGGTGCCGGTATTGTAGGGGACACCGTAGATTTCTGGACGGGGGGAGTTGGGTACTTAGACGACGGGCCTAACACGGAGATGGAAAAAAACATGGCGTCGGTTTTAGCGACTAGCGCGCGCGAGCGGCAGGCTGACCGAGCTATTGCATCTATGTTTGGGCGCAAGCACACGTTTGCGGACACGGCTTTCACGATGGCTGTGCCTCTAGCTATAGACATTGGTGCGTCTTTTGCTTTAGCAGTCCCCACAACTGGTGTGGGGTCAACCGCTTATGCTTCTGCTGCTCTATCTAAGTACGGCCTTACAGCGACAGCAAAATCCTATATCACAGGGGCCTTCGGGTTTGGTCTTAGGAACATTCTTAAAGACGGGGCCGAAGATACAATGCGCCTGTCACTTGAAAAAGCGTATGCGCGCGGGTACATCAAGACGCTTCCTTCAGTAAAAAAATATGCCAAGGAAGCAGACAATTTGCTGCCGGGGTGGTCGGGGACAGTGAGTGGGGCCAAAGGCCAAGTTGCTTTGAAAAGCTCATTTTTGCGAGCTACTGATGGCGGGCTTAGCAAAATGACTTTGGGTAACCTTCCGCAGGGAGTTTTGCCCAAGCGGTTCGTTGAAAACGTAATTAAAAACTCTAAGTCAGCCAAAAGAGTTTCTGCTGCACTGCCTATGTCTATGCGGTCAGAAGCGGCAGTCGATGCGCTTACGGCGATTGGCCGGGGGATTAGGGCGGGGCAGTATCCTGCTATTTCAGCCCCAGCGTTTTTGCGATCATCCGCACACACGTATGGGGATATACACATGGCGCTCCA